AGCGGAGCGCCTGCAGGCATTCCCAGACGGATATACAGACATCGAATACAATGGCAGGCCAGCGCCGGACACGCTGAGATACAAGGCGCTCGGGAACTCCATGACCGTGAGCGTCATGCGCTGGCTTGCTGAAAGGATATTGGAGGCAGACAAGAATGGAACCAAGCAGCTCTGAGAAGCTGGCGAAGCTCCAGAAGGTGCGCCTGCTGATACTTGGCGGGATGCAGATGCTCGACCCTGACGGCACTCAGGACGGAATGGACGAGGACTACTTCAACATCTGGATTGAGCTTCAAGCCGCATGGATGAGCGCACAGGAAGCGATCTGCAAGATTGCCGTGAAGGATATGGAGGAAGGCAGAGATGGAGATTAGACAAGTAGGCGAAGGCAAGGTCGTGCTCCTTGCCGGAGGCGGGAAGGTCTTCGCCGACACCGCAGCAAGGTTCTGCCGGAGCGAGAAGTCGCTGGACGAGCTGGCAGGCGCTCCGCACGACGTGGAGCTTGTCAGGCGCATCGTCCAGAGCGGACACGAGGCCGCGCTTGAGTTCGACTTCTTCATCTTCGGCGTGGAGGGCTACTCCCGCGTCTGCGAAACCCAGCTTGTCCGCAAGCGCATGGCGTCCTACCTCATCAAGTCGGGGCGCGTGGACAAGCACGGGAAGCGCAGGTTCAGCGTGGTGCTGCCGAAGGCTTTTCAGAGCTTGAGTTTCGACATCTACCTTGAAAGCGGCATTCAGACGCGCTCCGTCAGCGGCAAAGACATCCTCGGCATCATTTCGCAATGGTACGACGCTGGCGTTGAAGCTGGCATCCCCGAAGAAGACCTGCGCTACCTCAAACCGCAGGCCACCGAGTTCAAGGGCGTCATCGGCATGAACGCCCATGCCCTGCGCGATTGGTTCAAGATTCGGCTCTGCAACCGCGCCCAGGCTGAAATCCGCGACTTGGCCCGCAAGATGTTCCGGCTCTGCAAGGAAGCCGCGCCGGAGCTTTTCGAGGGAGCGGGGCCGTCCTGCGAGGTGCTGGGCTACTGCCCCGAACTGGAACAGTGCAGGCAACGGGAGGGCAGGGTGCCGACCAGGAATCAGGCCATGAAGGCGCTGTGCCGGATGTGGGACTGCGTGGAAAATGACGAGGAAAGCCATGAATAAAGACCGTGACGCACACATGGCAGACGTGCTGGCCTTCAAGTGCGCCCATGCCGTGCCTGAAGCGAAGCCCTGCGCCGACCTCGGCAGGCTCTGCCCGTTCATGGTCCCAGCCGACGCATATTTGCGCTCGTTCAAGACGCCGAAGTGCGCCGAGGTCACGGCCCAGATGTGGCTCAAGGAAATCCGCTGGTATCGGGAGCAGGAGGCGAAGCATGGAAGAGTCTAAGCAGAAGCCGGAGCAGGTCACGAGCAAGGCACAGCCCCAAACCCTCGACACAGCCTGCTTCGCGCAGAGCCTCAAAAGCCTCTGCTTTTTCATCGGCGGCACCCACGTTGCAGGCTGGGTCGAGGAGGCCGAAAGGGCCGCAAAGGAAGGCAAGGTGGTGAAGTATGAGTGATTTCAAGATAGGCCAGCTCGTGGCCTGCAGGCAGGCGGCCTGCGCCGAATGGCTGCTGGGCATCTTTGACGGAGAGAAGGACGGCAGGCTCTACGTCAGGCCTCCGCTGTCGCTGACGTGCGCCAGCAAGAAGTCGGAATGGTTCTCTCAGGTTGAGCCAGCCGAACATATCTGGCCAGGGGTCTTCATGGCCTGCGACAGGGAAATCATCGACTCCCTGCAAAAGGAGCGCGACCGCCTGCAACAGGCGATTGGCTGGCTGTGCGGGCAGATAAACAGGCTCTCGCAGAATAGCGGGAACTGCCTGCTTCCGGCAGGCGCAGGCATCCCGTCGGATGACTCCTGCAGAGTAGGAGGGTGCGAGATATGCTGGGAGCAGGCCAGCCTCAAGGCCGTGGAGGAGGATGCCGATGACTAACTTGTATTCAGACGTAAAAATCAATCTACTGCTTGCGATAGACAGGGTGAAAATAGCCCGTAGGCAAATCAAGATTTCCTTGATTGGAGAGCAGGCCGGATATGGCGCGCTCGATGAGGATGAACAGTATGAAGCTGATTCACTTCACGAGGACTTCCAGGACAACATCAAAGAAGCTCTCGACAAAGCAGAAGATCTGGAGTCGTGGCTGGAAATGATTCTGAACGACATCCAAGAGGATGAGACATGCCAGTAAAGAAGCTCCCGCGCTGGGACGATGACCCGCAGAACGGAACGCCGGAATGCGTCCTGCATTGGTCGGGGTCGCACCAGGCTTGGCGGTTCCGCTTGTGGCTGGGCCATCCCGACAGGCTCCGCGTAGAGCAGGACGGCGGGAAATGGTGGTTGCTCGACCTCTGGACGGGGGAGAGGCAGCGTCTCAAGCAGGGCCAGATGGTGGTCGTGGAGAGAGGCGGGAGGGCCGTGGTCATATGACGGAGCAGAGCGAGAAGCCCAAGGGCTGGGGAAGCAAGGAGCGCATGGCGCTGGTCGCGGAGGTGCTGAGGTGGAAAAGGATTGCAAGACATCTCAGCAAGCTTCTTGTTGCTCTGACCGATGGTGAGTACGGCGAGGAACCGGACTACTGGTTGCGCGAAGCAGAAAAGGCCATCGCAGAAGAACTTTCGCCCGAGGCATAGGGCAAAGAATTCGGGAGGCGGTCTCCCGAAGGCGCGGATGCAGTCGCGCCGTGGAAGCTGGCCCTGCCGTCTGCCCCTGCAGTCGTAGGGGGTTGATGGAGACGGCAGGGCCGTCAAAGGAGGGGACATGAAAGAAGAAGCGCCGGGTATCGTGCTGGCACGGACACTCGACAGGCTTAAAGCCTGCGCTGACGGCCCCCAGACAAGGGTTTGTCTGACGAGCAAAGAATGCTTGGAAGTCTGCGCCTATATCTATTGGCTCACAGCCGAGTTGGCCAAGGCAAGGGGGAAGGGAGGCCGTGATGGACGCGCAGACAGCTAGCCAGATAGCAGAGGACATCTGGTACATCAAAACGTCTTTGAGGCTGATACAGGCTATCCTTCTGTGCTGGTGGCTAACGTGGCTTTGGAGGACGCGATGAACGCGACTGAGACCGTGAACGAACTTCGGCGTCTGGAGCTGGAGATCATGGCCCACGAGCAGGCGCTGGAAGACCTCCGCAGGCAGAGCAGAGAGGTGCTGGAGGTGCTGGCCTGTAGACCCGACTCCCGAAAGATTCTATCAAGAGACGGCAGGCAGCGGTTCCTCGCAGGGTGCGGGAGCGCCAGCAAGAGGAATCAACCATGAGCGTCTATCAACGAGCAGACGGGCGGTGGGTCGTGAAGGTCAAGGACACGTCCCGCCGTCCCGCCAAGTGGGTTCAGCGAACATTCAAAACGAGGGAGGATGCCGATGCGTTTCAGGACGAAGCAATTCAGGAAGCACGGGAAAACTCCCGCCTGACCGTCTACGAGGCGGTCGGCTTGTATCTCAAGGACAAGCCCTTGTGCGCCCACGGGCAGCAGCAGTACCGCTGGCTCGTAGGCGGTGCGCGGGAAGACCAGCCACGGGCAAAGAAGGTCGGCTATGCCGAGTGCATTGCCGAGAGATATGTGGACTCGCTTGACCGCAGGGACCTCAACATGGTGCGCGACTGCTGCCGCGAAGGCGGGTGCTCGAACGTCACCATCAACATGTGGATTACGAGATTGACGGCTGTGTTCAACTACTGCGTCCAGGAGGAACTTGTCGCCAGGAACCCTTGGGAGCATTTCAAGCCGCTGCAGGCAGAGCACGGCTCCCATGCCTGCACTCTCGACCAGTTCCGGCAGATCTATCCGCATCTCCCCGAATGGCTCCAGTGGGCTTGCCGGACGGCGCTGGCGCTGTTCCTGCGTCCAGGCATCACGGAGCTCTTCAGGCTCAAGTGGTCGGCCTTCGATTTCCAGAATGGCACGGTCAAGGTCTGGATGGGCAAGGTCAGGCAGTGGAAGACGGTCTACCCAGTGAAGGAGTACCTAGCCGAGGCGTGGGAGCGTTTCTGTTCCGATGGTCAAGACAGAAGCATCTACGTCTGCCGGAACTCCAGAGGCCAGACAGTGAGGAGCTACTTCGCAACGTGGTACAGATCCTTCGCCAAGGCGGGGATTCCGTCCTTCCCCATGTACGCCCTCCGGCATATCTCGGCTTCGATTGCCCTTGAACGGGGCGCAGACGTTGCCGCCGTGGCGGCCAATCTGGGTCACGCCAGCCCCGTGACTACGCTCAAGGCCTACGCCCATGCGATGCCGCAGGCCCAGAAGGCCGCCAGCGCATCCCTTGGTGCAGTATGGTGCGGGCCAGAGCTTCCAGAGCCAGAAAAAACAGAGAGTTAAGCCAAAAGCGAGTTGTCGTGCCCCGACCACGGCCAATCCAGTAAAATCAACCATCTAACACCGCTTCTGCACCACGCCTGCACCACGGATGCACCACAGCACCAGAGCAGGCCGGAACCGCCCCTGCATCACGCCTCGCCCACCCCGGCGGGGCGCTTTTTTTGTGGCCTTTGACAAACGAAAAGCCCCAGCCCGATTGGGCTGGGGCTTTTTTGCGTTCAGGGGCCGGACGCTAGCCTCGCCACAGGACGGCTTGTCCTGCCCATGCCGCGAGAGCTGTGGCAAGCGGGAGCAGGAAGTCAAGCAGGCCCTTGGCTGTCCAGGACTGCGGAAGTAATCCGCACCACCATGGAACGGCATTGTTCCTGTGCCCGCCGTGAACGTCGATGTATCGCAGCTCAGCCTGGCTCAATTCCCTCCCGACATAGAACGCCGGAGCCCAGAACAGGCAGGGCCACGGCAGTCCAGCGAAGATGCACAGCAGGCACCAGCCTGCAGTCACGAAGGCATGAATCACTTCGGCTCCTCCTCCTTTTTCGGCGTCTGGTTGTCGAGGAAGCGCACGATGCTGGCGCAGAAGGCGATCACGGCATCGCGGGGCCACTGACGCGACAGGTACATCTGCGCTCCTGTCTGCATGAGCTCCGCATAGATTTGCTCAGAGGGCCTGCTGTCTTTCTCGGCCCTTGCCTTTATCTCTTTGCAGATTTCCTGAATTGGCATTGGCTAGCCCCTCCACCTTGATCGGCTTGTCCTGTTCGGTCTGCTGTGTGGCTGCCTGTTCCTGCGCCTGCGGAGCGCTTTGCATCTTGCAGATCGCCATGAGCTTCGAGACGCGTGAATCTATGACTGGTGCCGCGTAAACGTTCGACTTCAACCACTCTCTACTGGTAATCATTGATGGGTTGAAATCCATCTGAATCGTGGAGAACCATTGATACATGATCATCGCTGGCGCTTCGGTACCAACTCTCGGCGGGCGCAGAGCCTCCACGACATAGACGTAAATTTTTGGCTTTAGCGTTTCGTCTGGGAAAACGTGGTTCCAGCACCCCACGAACTGGACAGTTTTTGGGTCGGGGATGTCGCGGGTGGAATCGCTTGCCGCCTTGGTCAGCGTCCAGTGGACGTTGGCGCTGTCGGTGAACTCCTTCACAGGCTCCCATCCTTCAACCTGATTCAGCATCAAAGTCGGGACGGCGGGGGCAACCTGCGGAAAAGGGGCCTTGATGAGCGGGTCGGCGGGCATAGGCATCGGTCCAGCGGGATAAGCGCTATTCTGCATGATTCAGCAGCCTCCAGAGGTGGAGCGTGGCAGAGCCGAGATGGACAAGCTCGTGGCTCATCTCTTCCGGCGTCTGGGCCTTCAGCAGTTCGGCGTACTCCATTTTGATGATAGCCATGCGCCCAGCTTCGTCCTGAGCGTAGGCTTTCCATGTATTGGGCATGTCGCGGAGGACTTTTCCGCTTTGCTCCATGTAGGCCCAGTCCTTTGGCTTCTCGCGCTTCTGGTAGGCGGGAACGGAGACAGACTGCATTTCGGCCTCGCGATTCTCCTCGTAGCCGTGGGCATGGTTGAAGATGTACATCATAAGCTGGTCACTCCTGTTTAAATTGCGGGGCCTCCCGAAGGAAGCCCCGTGCGGATTGCTGTGCCGAGGACTATGCGCCAGCAGCGGTCGTGGTCGCGGGCTTCAGGGCGTTGATGATGTTGGTCTGGACAGCGCCGAGGGCCACCATCAGATTGTTCTGGGCCTTTTGGGCAGCCAGTTCGTTCTGGCATTCCGTCAGCTTATCGCGGACGGCCTGCGCGGCGGTCTCGCGGATAAGTTCGCGGGTGGCGCAGGCTTCGGAAGCCGTTAGGGCCTGAAGCTGAGAGAACTGGAGCTGGCCCTGCGCGGCTAGCTGCTGGTTCTGCAACCGCTCTTCGTAGCCTTGCTGAGAGATGTTGCTGTTGATGCCACAGAGACGATCGCCCATCCGAATGTTCAAGTCGGTAATGGCTCCCGTGACCTGATCGCCGTTGGCGTCGATGTCGCTGGATAGGCTTCTGCCGAGCTGGCAGAGGCTAGTCTGGACGCCGCCAAAGCCCTGCATGTTGGCAATAGTGCCTTGAGTGATGGAGTCTTTGACCGCGCCAGTGTTGTTGCAGCCCTGAAGGCCGAGCTGGTTCTGGCCCTGAAGCTAGGCCACTCCGACCTGCTGAATCTGGTCGCCAAGATGCTCGATTTGGTTTGCCAAAGCGACGTCGGCTCCCGCCTGCATGGCGCGGCCGCCGTTGCCCCAGCCCCAGCCGCCGAAGCCGCCGTTGCCGAACATCGAGCCGATGAACGCGCCGACTCCGGCACCCCAAGGGCCGTTGCCCCAGCCGTTGTTGTCGTTTTTGCCAGTTTCGATGATGGTGGGCATGTCTGCCATGATGTTCTCCTATGTTAGAATTCGGGCCAGAAGGCATAGGCGCTGCCGAGGCTCATCACAGTTCCTTCCACGCATTGACGGTGACAGCCGACGCCGACGCGCCGGATGCATTGGCAAAGGTGGTATAGACATACGTCTGGCTGTTATAACTGCGGAAGCATTCGAGAGCGCAGACGCCGTTGCCGCTTTTTACGATGCGGAGATACTTGACGCCGGAACCGCTCGGCATGTCCGAGTCCGTGAGAAGATTTCCCGACGTCAGATAGAAGGCTCCGGTTCCGCCGCTCGGCATTGTCCAACAGAGCGTCTTCAGCGTCGTGTTTCCCGTCAAACCGATCTGCGCCAGCGACGAGACGTACTGGTTGGGGCCGGAACCGACAGCCGTCGATCCGCTCGCATTGATGACATAGGAACTTGAAGACCATTCGGCGGACACGTCGCCGCAGAGGTAGCAGGCGGCGGCCCCGTCTCCGCGAAGCCTTGCGTAAACGACAGTGCCAGAGATGGCTGCGTTGGCGCGTAGGTACAAAGGGATCATCAGAGAATTTATCCCGGCAACTGCAATCGTCTCCGGCGCACCGACAGCTACGTTGAAGTTTGGGTTGCCGTTGGTGATGCGGGTTTCGTACTGCCACGCAGCGTTGCCGTTGTTGTACCAGAAATCGAGCGCCATCCGGCCTGCGCTCCTGTCGAGAATCTCCAACGTCGCTCCGCCGAAGCGGTCGAGATTCGTGGTGTTGGGGACAACGACGCAGCCTATGCAGAAATATTCTCCCGAAGCCAGCTCGGTTCCTGTCCTGACGACAGCCGGACAGTCTTCCGGCGTAACACGGTACTGGGCCATGTACGGCAGCGGACGGCCTTCGGCTCCGGGATCAATGTTTTTCGCATACTGCTCTCTTATCATTGACTGCATGAGCATGGACGGGCCGGAGGAAAGCTTGGCGTCGAAAAAGCGGCACCGCGCCGACTGCCTGACGCTGAAATTGTCAACCGAGAGGCACATTGGATTTCCACCCAGCATGTGGGTGCTGAAGAACGCATCTCCCGTATGCTGGTTGCCGGAATTATAGTACATTGAATTTGAACAGATGATGCGCTGGCGCGTCCTCCTGTCTTTCGCTTTTTCGTATTCTTCCTGCTCTGAATCCGTCAATCCGCTAGGCATAGGCGCGATGTAGTTATAGAAGACATACTTGTGGTTGTCGAAGTAGCAGTTGACAAAGACGTTTGCATACAGCCCGACAGGATCGTAGTAGTCGAGGAAAACTGCATAGTCTTCCCCTATTGCAGCAGATGGAGACTTGTACATCGCACAGAGATGACAGTTAACGAACGTATTGCCGGGAACCTTGGAATAGACTGACTTGTTGCAGGCAAGGACGTTGAGGTCTTCAATTTTATTGTCTGCCTCGTAAATGGCAAGACCTCTGGCAGCGTTGGCATCGCTCCATGCCGACGCGCCCTCGCCGCACTGGATATAGACATGGTAGATATGGCAGGCCAAACTCCTGCGCCCGCTTGTAGCCTCATGGCCTATTGCAAGATGATCATGCGTGCAGTTCTTGATGTACATGTCATGGCACCTGATGCCGTGACAATCGAGGATAAGCCCATCTGCTGCCGACCACATGCCGTTGATTGCGCCGTCATGTATGTTTCCAACCGTGTTGCCGTACTGGTCGTCGTCCTCACCACAGCCGTCGATATGGAGCATCGTGCCGCCCGACTCTCCATCCCAGACGATGGCGGAACCGCCGAGGTCAATGTCGCAGGCGCGGTAGAAATGCACCGTATCTTCTATTTTGTACGTTCCTGCGGGAAAGAACAGGCGTTTGTTCAACGCCGCATCTGCCGCGTCTTGAATCGCGCCAGTGTCATCGGCAACGCCGTCGCCGACAGCTCCGAAGTCTTTGACGTTTACGACGTCGCCGAAACGATCTGAAAGCATTCTTAGTTCCGTCCCGCCGTTCGCGGCGTCGGAGAATTTGCCCGACACGTCCGAGCCGTCGAGCGTCGTCGCGGCGCTTTTGACGAGATGGGAGAGGTTGCGGAGCGTCGGCGTAGGCTCCCCTGCGCCGAGCTGGACTTCTTCGTAGACGCCGCCGTTGACGAACTTGTCGAACTTCTCAGCGTTCTCACCAGCGCCGACTATGGCGTCTATGATTTCTCTGGGATCGTCTGTGCAGGGATATGATGCCATGTGCTAGTCCTCATAGATTTCCGCGAGGGCGCTGTTCACGTTCGCGGTCGTGACGTTGGAAAGCTTGTTGTAGAAAGCGACTAGAACCTCGATCAGTTCAAAGAAAAAGCAGGGGTGGAAGCAGGCCAAGAGCTTGGTCATGCAGTCCGGCATCAGCTCAGTGCGCCTTTTGACATAGAGGCTGCACTGGTACGTCCCATAAAATCCGTTCACGCTGGAAGCCTTGGGGCGCGTCTTGAAGCGGCAAAGCTCCCACTGGACTTCGCCAGCGTACCAGACGGGGAACAGGAACCAGCGGGAGCCTTGCACAAGCGCGTCGCGCTCAAACTGCTCCAGCCAGTGCGTCTGCAGCGCATTGAGAGTCAGCGACACTTCGGCAACGCATATGTCGCCTCCGAAGCCCCGCTGGAGCGACGTGCCGACCGTGGACTGCGCGATGCGCCTGTCTTCCGGCTGCATGGAGAAGCCGGACTGCAGCGGCTTCGGCATCCAATCCGGGTAGGATAAGCTAGCCATCCAGCTGCGCCTCTATGGCGTCCAACCTCGCCAGAATGGAGTCAATGTCTATGCGCTGCCAGCCCACGCGCACCGCCTGCTGGTCGCTGTAGACCGTGTTTATTTGGGGAACGTACTTGTCGGACTGCGCGAGGGAAAGCACCTGCGTGGGGGTAAGCTGGACGGTGAAGGGAGTGGCGAGTTCATATACAACAGTTACTGGAGTTCCGTTAGCATATTGACTAGCAAGCCATGCCTTAACATCATCTGCCGTAGCGTATTCAGAAACATAAATTCTTACTCCGGTTCCACCTGTAGCTCTAACATAGAATCTATCCCCAGTAGTTCCGCCAGTAATAAGGTGGGTACATGAACAAGCTAAGAAATGAGCTGAGTAGCTTGGCGCTGGAAGTCCGTATTGATAATAGCCATCTGCGCCTTCCGCAGTATATATGTTTTCCTCTCCAGTATAAATAATGCCGCTCCACGTCACCGTCATCTCGCCTGTCTTGAAGTTGACGGAACAGCCGTAGTAGGTGTCGCCAAGCTGAATGGTATAGTCGGAATAATCTGGAGCCTCAAAAGACGTTGCTGTTTCACCAAGTTCAATTTGTGGTTTAATCAGAAGATTATTTTCGGTTGTCCCTGATTTTACAAACAAAGACGAATTTAAGTATCCATCTGATTCACAAATTAATGTGTCGCTCCCAGAAAAGATAAAAGTACCGTTCGCAAAGCTACCCTGTTTAGTGTAGCATTGGAGCGTTAATCTATAAGTTGAACTGCTGCCACCAGATATGCCACTTATAGTATACTTTTCCCCTAACTTGCAAAAAACAGAAGAAGAGGTAAAAGTAAAATAGGTGTCAGCACTTGCTGTTCCATTGACGGTATATGTTCCATCACCATTATTTGTAACTGTAACGTAATTAATGGTAGTAGTACTAAGTGTCCTCCCAAGATTTTTCCCGCATCTCGTCATCTTGACGCTAGACACCCCATCAATCGTGCTTGGATTGCTCGGAGACTTGTCCCCGCTTGCAGGAGGCGTCTCCGTGAAGAGGAAGTCCACTATCGGCTCAAGCTCCGACTCTGGAGCGGGGCAAAACTGCACGTTTGGGGCCGCTTTTGTCATCTGTCTGTTGTGCATAAACGTCTTGATTTTGGAGTCGTAGCTTTTGAGTCCGGCGTAGTCCAAAAGATCAGTGTCAGCCATGACTGTCCTCCGTTGCTAGCTGAAAAGGCCGTCGATCATGGCCTCTGTGATATGTGGGTTGGCGAACGAGTCCACGATGGCCTGCGCGTCCGCAATGAATTTCCGCAGGCAGGGCGTGGGATCTCCCGTGCCGAGCTGGACGGTCTGCGTATCCGTGCCGTTGGTGAACGTGTCGATTTTGACGCCGTTTGCCTTGATGAGCGCCATCGCCTCAAGGATGCTGTCTGCGCTGCTGCAAGTCGCCATTATAGTTCTCCCGTGTCGGTGACGTGGTTGAGTGCGCCTGCCGTCTCGCCTGCCCCGGAATTGAGGCCCTTGACCTCTGCAGGCGACCAGCAGTCGAGCGCCTCAAGGGCACATGGCGTGAGGTAGAGGCTCCGCTTCTGCACCAGCAGAGAAAACTTGTACGTCGTGGTGTACGCCTCGACCGTCCACTTCGGCCTGTCCCTAAACATGCACATGCCGTCGCGAAGGCCCCCGCCGTACCACACCGGGAAGACAAACCAGAGGTTTTCCTGGTTCATGGCCTTCTCGAAAGCCTCGAACCATGCCGACTGCATCCTGTTCAGAACGAGAGTGCAGTCGGCGATCAGGATGTCGCTGTCGAACTGAGGCCGGACGATGGCCCCGACTTCCGTTTCCGTCGTTTCGCGCAGATCCTCCGGCTGGAAGCTCCACGAATCCTGCTGGGGAGCAGGCATCCATGAATCGGGCCAGAAGGCGTATGCTTTTCCGAGGCTCATGCCGTCCCCCTAGCCAAAAAGCGCCTCGATCTGCGCTTCCGTTATCATGGCCCCGGCCTGCAAGATGCCGTTTGTCCCGGTGATGATCGGCAGGCCGGACGTGCTGCCGATAGCGCCGTCGCTGGAAATGTTGCCATGCACATGGTTGGCCGCCGCAACCGTCCCCCACGTCCCGTCGCCCTTCAGCACCTTGTCCTGATCGCCAGCTTCCGGCTTGGGAACGAGGCCCTGCTTGCCGTCTGCGGAGGCGGTAGCACCTGTGAACGGCACCAGCTGCAGGCCGTGCAGGCCACCCGCCGCCATGAGCATCTGGATTGCCTGCCACGTCTGGGCTATAGACGCAGACGAATTGAGCGGAATGCCGTTGATGCTCTCGTTGAGATCTGGATCGGGGTTCCACGTTGAGGTGTCGATGGTGCTCACCTAGTCCTCCTCTGGCCACTCGGCCCATGCAGACCGCTGGCTGTTCGAGATTGCGGCCACCCGCACGAAGACGGTTCCGGCCTGCGCGTTGCCCGACCAGTTCTGCGCTTCGGCGTTCATGATCGGTATGGACGTGGCGCTGGTCAGGCCGTCATGCACCCACGTCACGCCGTCTGCGCTGTGCTGGACTTCGTACTGCACGGCCCCGCGCACGGCCCTCCAGACCACAGTGGCAATGCCCGTGGACGCCGTCCATTTTACGGACAGGCCGGAGGGCGCGGACAGGATGACGTTCGTCTGCTCCCGTCCGTTCCACGGAGGCACAGGCAGATTGTCGTACTGCGCCACTTCCGGCGCGTCGTTAACCAAAGTGAGCGTGTAGTGCCAGAGATCGTCGGCGCTCACGCTCTGCACCAGCATTCGACGCTGAAACTGGTTCGTGGCATGGAGAGCGTAGCAGGTCGGCTGGCTGTCCATGCCGTCCGAGAGCCATGAGAACGGCGCTTCGTTGCCCTGCAGCAGATAGGCTGAGTAGTCGGCGGAATCGAGTGTGCAGACGCCGTCCGAAATGCTAGCAACCTTCACTGGCCCCCACGCCGTGCCGTCGGGGCGGGTCAGGGATATGTAGGCTTCGGAGGCGTCTGCGCCAGCGAAGTCGCCTTCCAGCACCAGAGAGAGGCCAGAGGCGTTCCATGCCGACACCACGCCGGAGCTTGTATTGCGGAAGCGGGGATGGTTGACGCTCACCACGTCGCCGAGCTGCATGAGCCTGCCGAGGGCTTCGACCTGACAGGTAACAGTGACCCTGCGCCAGCGGTTCATGGCGCTGTATCGCGTCGCCACGCGGAACGCCTGCTCTCTGCTGGTGATGCCGATCCAGTCGAGCGTGGCTGGCTCAATGGACTCCGATTCAGGCAGAGCCGCCTGCACGTCGCGCTGCTGGAAGTTGGCGTCTTCGTCCATGTAGTTGATGATGACGTCGTCCGGCGTGTCCTCCGTCCATGTGGCGTAGGTAATTTGGAAGGAGCCGCGAACGATGTTGCGGGCGTTCAACTCGTAGCTGACGGGACGCCCCGGCTCGTCCTCGACGAAGGAAAGCACCGTGCCTGTGAGGCGCGGGGCAACGCAGACGCACTGGCAGGCTTCCATGATGAGACGCCAGAGGCTGTAGGCATTGTCTATGTAGGCGTTGAAGTACCAGCCCTTCGCCTGCAGCCGTCCATCGATGGCCCAGAGCGTGTCGAGGTCGAGCTGGCTATCGGAAAGCCCACCGCCCCACGGCTCCTGACATATTGCGGAGACGGCGGCCGCCCATGAAGACGTCGGAACGGGTTCGCTCCACACCCGCATCGTGCTGTTCCACAGAGGAAGCTTGCGCTGCGCCGTGATTGAAAAATTCTTGCTTGACTGCTGCGAAAGAGTGTTCGTGGCCTTGACCTTAATCGCCACAACAGACTGCGGAAACGTGAGCTGCCCCGGCAGAACGGCGCGGAGGCCGACCCACTGAACTTTATCGAGAGAGGGTGTCTGATCATCCTTGTTCGTGTTCGACGTGCGCCTCATCTGAACCTGATAGCGACCGGAGGCAACCTTGAACGAGCGGGTGATGCGCTGCGGAGTTGTCGTGGAGCCGTAATCTTTCCAAGAACCAAGTTCAACCCAATTTCCAACAGGCTCTCCTGTATCGTCGATAGCCCGCGCCTGCACCTCCAGCTTCACGTCATAGCCGTAGAGACCACCGTTGTCTCCATATTTGCCAAGACCTGTAGCATAGACGTAGTCTATTTTAATCTGATCAGTCTTTGTTCCGGCTTCATTCGCCGCCCAAGGGCCAGCCCAGCCTCCGTCCGGCGGATATTCATCCTCGTTGGGGGCATATATGTCCAGCCCAGCGACGTCCTGATTGGTCGCGATATTTGTCGGAAAAAGAGTAACCTGCTGCCCAGGTTCCACGAACTGATAGCGGAGCGAAACCGCCGTGGACGCCACGCCCGTGAACTTCATCGTTTCATAGACGGTGGCGCTGGAATCGTCCACCATGACGGTTCCCTGTCCCGACACGAACTGCTCAACCTGCGGATGCGGAATATGCTCGGAACCGTTCTTTATGCGTATGGCCCAGCGGGCATACTTGGACGCCTTGAAGGAAATCGTCTTGGAGAAGGCACGCGCTGAAGTCTGATAAGAGACGGAACGCCATGTCCTCTTTGTATCGCGCTTTGCCGTGAAGGTTTTTGTTGCACTCCAATCCCCAATTACGTTTCCTGCATCGTCGATCTCTGCATACTGGAGCAGTATCGTGGCGGTCTTGTCCTCCCAACTGGTAACGGTTCTGGTGCTTAAATTTCCGTTCATTGGGTCGCCGTTGATGACATCCTCGACTGTGACCGTGGATGTGGTTTCGATGCCGTAGCCGTCAGGGAAGTTGACGGTCACGCGAAGCGTCTTCGCCCAGTCTCCAGAAGCAACGACAGGGTATGGCCCGCTCCACCCACCTCCAACGGGCAGGGTGACGTCGTAGCTCTGGCTGTACTCTTCACCGTCTTCGCTGACGATGCCCGAATCAACGAACGTCCCGTTCTGCCAGAACATCGTGTCGCCGAAGTACATGGCCTCCACATTGTACGTACCGCGCCCGATGCCGTACACCATGTAGCCGTACTGGTCGTTCGACGAATACTCGGCGAACATCTGCGTGACGTAGTCCGGCACGATCCTCATGCGCCCGAAGCCTTCCGGCTCCGGCTGGAAAAGCCGCGTCATGTTGCCTGATGCGTTGATGTTGTAGGTTGGAGACGCGGCGGCCGCTGATCCCGGCTCGTCCAGATCCAGCGCGGCCTGCGCCATGCTGTTTGCGATGAGAGAGCCGACGATGGTAATGGCTAAAGCGACAAGCCATCCAACATAGGGGATGAAGATCGCGGCAAGCGTTGCGGCGACAGCCGTAACAAGCCTTACGATAGTGGATCCGTCGGAACCGCCTCCTCCGCCTAGAGGGATCTCGACAAAGATGATGGAGATTTCGCACGAAACAGCCGTTGTCTCCCAGCCTCCATCTTTCCGCAGCAGAGGCTCTCCGTTGCAGATGCAGAGGGTCGGCGTCTGAAACTCGTCCCGCCCCTCGTCCAGCAGAGCGACGCAGGATCGGACGCTGGTGCCTTCTTCGACTTCAATTTCCTTGCGGATGCGGTCGCCGTTGACTAGCCTAACTTTAACCATGATTCACTACCGCCTTTGGAGAGCGCCAGAAGCTGAAGGACGTGTACCCTTGCTGGCGCATTTCGAGGAAGGAGGAAAGCTGGACACCCCCCTGCTGGGAGCAGTGGAGGATGCCTCTGTCCCCGTTCGGGAGCATGACAAGCAGGCCGCAGTGATCCATGAAGCGTCCCCGCGACATGAAGACTGCGTCCCTGTCCTGCAAAGGATCTTTCGCGGGAACAAGGTCGAAGTAGTCCGGCTGCATTGCCTTGAGGCAGTCGTGGAGGTTCCGTGCATCTGGCACGGGGACAGGCAGGCATTCGTGTCCCAGATCCCTGCGGTATACGTAGCGGATGAACTCGCCGCAGTTGAACGTCTCCGGCGGTTCCGGCGCTCCCGCCCACGGCCTGCCGAGAAATTCTTCATGCCACATCGTCATCGGCTACCCCCTGCCCACAAGCGCCGGATAGTTGCCGGGTGTGATGAGGCGGCCAAACTTCTTGTTCAGCCAGTTGAGAACGCTTCCTTTCATCTGGACGATGCCCTGCTGGTCAACATAGGGACTGTGGAGGTGAATTCCGGGCCAGACGTCCCTCGGCCCTTCGTCTTCCCGTCCCTTGACGTAGGAGCGGTAGATAGCCTCGATGACGCCCCCGTTGATGGCCGCGCTTTCAAGATACGGCTCGATGATGTCGGCGGCCCCCGCAATGGCTAGCTGGAATTCTCCCGGCGTCTCCTGCGACTTCTCCGGCAGCGTTATCTCAAACGGGCATCCAATGAACGTGACGGTCTCGCCGGGATTGCGGGGCGCATTGCTTTCAAGCAGAAGCTGGAACTCAGTCGGCTCCGGCCCTTCGACGGGCCAGCGAACGACGCGCACGGGAGACGTGAACGTGCGGTGCCATATTTCGATGGAATCCAGCACCATGACGTCAACAGGTGCGCTGGCGTAGGCTTCCTTGACCGCTTCTTCGAGAAGCTCGTTCATTCAGTATCCTCCCTAGTACAGCTGCTTTGCGTTCGACAGGCCGCGGGTCTTGTCGAGGAAGTTCGTGTACGGCGACTTGCCGTTCATTGCCCGCGCCACCATGCTCTGCTCCACCTGCCGGACGATGACCTCGATCTGCCTGCCGTCCATCTTTCCTCCCTGTGCGCTGGCGTTCACGCCGCCCTCGGTCTGGTCGTTGATGACAAGCGTCACCTCCATGCTCGAAGGGGACGAACCGCCGTTTGCCATGACGCCGAGATGCCCCGACGCGGTGCGCGTCAGCGGCATGATGGCTTCTGGGCCAGCTTCGCCCATGACGCCGCCTCTGGCGAAGCGGGTGAGGCGGGAGCCGTATGTGAAGAACGTAGGCGAAGAAACGATGCTGTTGCGGTAGCCGTGGAGGCCAGCGAAGACATTGCCGGAAGCGCTCAGAAGCCCCACGCCGGAAGCGACCATGGAGCCTGCGTTGGAGATGGAAGCGCCGAAGCTGGCGCTGCTTCCGATGGACGCCATGCCGCCGCCACCGCCGAACAGGCTTCCCAGCGCCCCGCCGATAGCGTTGGCGATGGGGCCAAGAATCATGGAGCGCACTGTGATCCGCATGAGGTCGGCAATGATGGAGTTCGCCATGTCCTTGAACTCCAGCTTGCCTGTCATGGTGAACTGGACGAAGGCATCCTCCATCGAGGAGAAAGCCTGCGTCACGGCCCCGCTCATGGTCTGGGCAAGGCTTCCGGCATCGCTGGCGTACTTGTGGAGACCAAGAATCAGGCCGTCTATCGGGTTGTCGCTGATCTCCAGCTTCATCAGCCTCACGCGCTCCAGCACGTCATCCATGGGGATGCCGAGCGCGGCCCATTCCTTGGCCTGCTTGTCGATGACCTGATTCTGGTACTGCAGACTCTTGCCCATGTCGCCGGACAGTTCACCCAGCTCCTTGTAGAACGAGGCCTTGTCGCGGAGCGTCTTGACCTCAAGCTCGTCCAGCTTCTGCTGGGCGGTCAGTTCGGCCTTGCGCTTCTCAAGGGAAGCCATCTCTTCGGCCTGCGCCTGCGTGGCCTGATGGCGCATGACGGTCTCGCGGGCCTTGACTTCGGCATTCTTGATGGCCGCATCGCGCTCGGCCTCAATCTTTGCCACCGTGCGGTCGTAGGTAGTCAACGCGGGGTCCATGGCGTTTTCAAGCGCCGTGACCTCGTTCCGCATCTTTTCCAGTGACAGGCTGTACCGCTCGGCGTTCTCCGCGAGCTTCTGGGCGTCGGACTTGCCGCCCCCGCTTCTCTTGGACCCGCCACTCCCGCCAAAAGGAGGAATCGCAGGTTTTGTTGTGGTGTCGCCAGAAGGCTCCACAGGCGTGAACGTCGGATTCGGATTCCCTTTGCCGTGACTAGGTGCAAGTGGAACACTCGAAGGGTTGGGATTTCCCTTACCGTGGCTTGCGGCCATTGGTGCGCCGCTTTGCCCAAGCCCGCGCTGGTATATGAGGCGGCGCTCGTTCAAATCGTTGTGGGCGTTGTACGCCGCGCGAGCCATTGCGCCGAATTTTTCAGCCACCCATGCACATGCCGACCCCAAACCGTATATGAGCTTCAGGATGCCCTCTACGGCGACGGCGGCATCATGCGCGGCACCTTTGAAGTCTTCCCATGCCTGCAGGGCGTTTGCCAGATTTTCGGGCTTGTTCAGGTTGGAAATCCACCGCATCAGCTCCCGGCACGCATCTACGATTTTCGTTCCAATCTCGCCTTCGATTTCCTGCAGAACCTTCATCAGGCCGTCCAGATTTTTTGAGATCTGGATCTTGCCAGAGCTTGGGTCGTACTCCACCATGAAGTCGATAAGCTCTTTGTAGGCCGTTTTTAGAGATTCAAAAAGATCCTTGCTCGCGTATCTGGCCAAGAAGTCAAGAGCCTGCCCCATGTTGTTCTTGAGGCCAGCCCATGTGTTCATCGCCTTCTGTCCGGCGAAATTGAAGGACTCCATCCTCTTGCTCAGTTCTTCAAGGATGGTGCCGGACTTCTGCCACTGCTGAACCATCTCCTTCGTGATGCCCAGGTTGGTCGCCAGCATGTCCTGCGCCTTGGAAATGTTGCCCGAAAGGATGGCCTCGATTTCCGTGCGCATCTGGTTGGTCTGCAGGCC